AAACAGACCAGCAAATAATGTTTTCAATGTAACCTCACAATCTGAACATCATACTCTAGTTCATCTTCAAGTCCTAATTGAATTAAAAACTTCTTAGCTTCTACTTCTGAAGAGAATTGATTTACTTTCTTCCCTGTTTCATCAGGAAGAATAGCACTTGTTTCTATATTAAATGGATCTTCCATTTGAACTATTATATAACTCATAACACTCCTAACAGTTGTAATAAAAGCAACAACATTTTAAATACCTCCTACATTTTCCCTTATGATATCATTATGACTTAGCTCTGTCCAGTATATTTCCAGTGCTTCAGTCTCTTGGTGTGCATGAAACTGGTGGTACTCACCTGCTGGTACGATAGATAGATCACCTGCTTCTAACCATGTACTATCTATTAACTTATATTCTTTCCATCGCTTGATCTCTAGCTCACCAGAGATAACATAGAAAGCATTGATCTTAGATTGATGTGCATGTTTACTACAATACCCACCAAGTTCTACTGTGATACGGTGTATCTCTACAGCAGGTGATTGCAGCAATGGGATAGTTTGACCCCACACTTTACCTTCTTTAATCATTCTTTATTCTCCTTCAAGTAATCTTAGAGTAGATAGTATTTTCCACTCAGCTTCAGACAACTTATGATAGTCAGACATATACATATCTCCTTCCATCTCATGCATATTTCTAACAGGATCACAAATAAGTTTCTTTAGTTCTTTGAAGAACTCAAGCATGGTAACATCTTCATTACCCCACTGAATTAATGTCTGTGGTTTCTTAATCTTTGGCATCTTCATTCTCCTTTACATAGTTGGTTTGTTTACTTAGCTTTTCCTTATCATAGAACTCATCAGGGCTATCATAGAATATATCATTGTCACACATGATACATGAGATAGGCTTGAGTTCATCCCAATGCACACACCCACATCTAGAGCAAGTGTAACTGTTTACCATCATCAAACTCCTTTACTTTTTCTACGGTTAAAGAGTAGGCATACTCACCATCTACACCCACATAACTTGTTATAAAATTATATTCTAACTTTATACCAATCTCAATAAGTTTTTTGTTAGCTTCTTCAACACCTGCTTCAAAGCCATCTGCTTTATCTATGTTATTAAATACTATCATCAGCTTCACTCCTTGTTAATGCAAAGCCTACAGTAAATCCTAGTGTGGCACTATCTTCCCACACATTTTCAATAGAATGAAACTCACCATTAGGACAGGTTCCTAACCATATCTTGAATGCTTCTACTCTTTCTTCATTAGTCATCTTATTGTTCCTTGTTTTTATTTACATTTTACAAATTTCACAAGATCCTTGATCGGTATCAAACATTTCGTATTTCTTACCGATTTCTTTTTCTAACTCTTGTATAACTTTTAATCTTTCTTGTCCAAACTCTGTCTTTAACATACGTTCCTGTACTTTTTTACCTGCTAACATACAAGGATAACAACCCACCCTGTCATTTGTTCCTTCATCATATAATTTATTTTTATCAACTTTATTTTTCTTCAAGAAATTAAACACTTCATCTTCAGTCCAATCTACAATAGGCAATCTAACTTTAATAGTAGCTTGCATCTTTTTATTATATCTCTGTGGAAAGACATCATCAACATCATATAAATCTAAACCATTCATACCACTATATTTTCTAGATCTCTGTCCACTCTCTTGAGTTCGCATACCAAACCAAAATTCATATATAGTTTCTCCATTAAATAAGTTTTCTTTATACCAATCTCTTAAAGCATACTGCTTCAAATACATTGTACAAAATCTACCTCTTCCAAATGGAAACTTACCCATCTTTCTAATTAAGTTAGGTAAATCAAGACCTTTATATTTTCCTGTAACATTTCCTAATGTTCTATTTATTTTTATATTTAATCTACCTTCTAAGTATTTTAAATATTCATATGTTAATGGATGTTCCCACCCTGTATCATTAAAAACAGGTATAATATTTTCCATTGGATTATTATTTAATGCTAGTATTAATGATGCTGTACTATCTTTTCCACCACTAATAGGTACTAGTATTTTAAAGTCAGTTTTTATCTCCATCTTCTTTCTCCTTTGGATAGTAGACATCCACTATACTCTCACAGTTAGGACAATTCAGGTTAGTGACCATGCTATAGATTTCATCTTCATGTCCTATGTCATGATCACCTTCCCAAATCAACTCAGTCTTGCAGTGCCAGCAGTTCATTATTCCAGCCCTACTTCTTCAACCCATAAACCAAAATCATTTTCCATCTGATCTGTGGTTAGATCAACGTCTGCATCTAACTCACCACCTTTTTTTAGGGCATCAGATATAAAAGCTACTGCTTTTTTTATGGATGTAAACAACATAACATCTTCTTCATCATCCAATAAATATTCTCTACCATTTAATGAGATACCGTGTGGATATGTGTATATATGATATAATGTATTCATGGCTTGTTAATCTCCCTATGATTATAGAAGATAGCATTACGCTTTGCTATCTCCTGTGGAGTTACACGCTTCTCAACTGCATGGTCTGTGACTAGCTTATGGATGCCACCCCACTCAGCATTACGTTCAGCATCAATGAGATCATAGTCCCAGACCTTATCACTTACTCTATGCATCTAATAGTTCCTTCCATGTGTCAGAGCCAAGCATCTTACGAACCTTCTCTTCTCTGATAGGCTTGGCATTGTGTAGAGATGAGCCTTGTCTAGTCTGACCATGTGTAGACCACCATGTCGCAGCATTATATGCTGACCACATAGTACCACCATCATTCCGACCATACCTATCATAGGTTCCTTTACCATGTAAGTGTCGGCTCTCCTCATCAAATGTTTTCATAAGATTAGATAGCATTACTTTATTGGCTACCTTCTTTCTGGTCACATTATCAGTACGTCTAGCCAGTGTTTTAGTGAACAAGTTAATGGCTTGATCCCTACTTACCTTGGTATCATACCATGTACGCATCTCATTCATACCATCACCAGCTATAAACTCACCAGCCTTTTGTATCTTGGTAGCAAACCCACTCACATTAAAGTTCTTGGTGTGTCTGCCATAGATGTAGGCAAGTTTATCACCATTGACTAACGTATTATAACATGCACTTCTCCATAGACCAACCATCATATTGTTAGCCCATGTCCTATTCTGTGATGTTCTAAACTTTAGCTCTGGCTTAACAGTATCAGACTCCTTACCTATACTTTGCTCATGTGCAGGGAACTTAGCCGTAAGTTCTATCTTAGCACCGTCATCGTAGACATTAGTCTCAAACTCAGCATCAGTTAGATCCATACCAGACCTAGTGATAGCTTGTTCAACACCATCTACGATGTCCATATACTGCACAATCTCATAGTTCTCAGAGACTATACCTAATGGTTGCATAGTATCTTTACGTCTAAGACCTACACCTATGTTAGATGGTACTGTACTAATACTATCAAACCCAGACCCATCTAAATCACCTCGGCTTAATAAGGGAAACTTCTCAACTTTAAAGTCGAGTACTTCATGGTTAAACATATCAATTCCTTTCACAAAATTTGTCATAACCTTGTTTAAAATCTTGGACTTCTTCCTTTATTATCTCATCTATCTCTTCTATAGACATGTCTTCTCGATATGTATCTAGTATGTTTTCCAATACAGTTCCATACCATCCATCGTTACCTTTACTTAGGTAATCTCTTACTTCTTTTGCTGTACTAAATCTTTCCATCACCTATCCTTTCGTTGCTTCTAGTTTAATTAAATCCATACTCTTATCTTGGTATAAGACAATCTCATTGTCCACATCTCTTGATGTAACTTCAATGGTGATTGTATTACCCCAATCAAAGTCATTAGTTTTAATTTTAATATCACTGACACCATGTAAACTAATCGTGTTCATTTACTTATCCTTCCATTTAAGTTTGTAGTATATCTTACCGTTAAGGTCAATAGACTTTGCATTAGGATCAAGGTCTTGTTCACCTACATGATGCCACTCAGCACCAGCTTCTGTCTCTTCTTGAAATTTATTTAGTGCATCAGCATTGACTACACCAAATAACATTGGGAATATTATTAACATAAACATTATTCAATCTCCTTTAAGTCTTTGATTTCAAGGCCGTCTGTTATAAGATTACAATCTACAACCTCATCAGCATGAAACTGTTTCACAGTTCCATCTTTATTTACAACTGGTTCATTTGATTTAGAATCAATCAGATGAAATGTTAAATCCCATACAGCTATGGAATAATCTTTGTCTTTATAATCCATTATTCAATCTCCTTCTTCTGTTAGAGGTACTAAATCATCTGGGTCAATACCATCAGCCCAGTAACTCATATCAATTTTGTTAGAGTAAAATTCTTTTACACTTCCATCTTCATTTAATAGTAGGTTATCATCTTCATCTATTAGATAGTATGTACAGTCCCATATACCTACACTATAGTTCTTACCCATTGCCATCATTCAATCTCCTTCTTATGTTTTACTTTTCTAGTATACTCCTTCTTGCCTTTCTTTGCAAGTATTATTTTATGACCAAGTTCTCTCAGCCATTTCCAACTAGGATCACGTTTCTTCTTCATGTCTTTTCAGTCCTGCTTTAAGAATTTTTGACACATCTTCAAGGGCTTCACGCTGGTTCTTAATCTTAATCTGCGCTTCATGAAGTTCCTGTTGTAAATCTGCAACATTTCTTTTTAAAATGTCAACCTCACTTAATTTAATATCACCATGATCTACATAGCCATGTGTCTTTTCTTTAGCCCACTTCATAGCTTCAGCTATAGACATTCCCATATCCATAGCTTCTTCATAGTTATCTAATAATGTTTCGTGAATGTCACTCATATTATTGTTCTCCTTATTTAGGGTAGTACTACCCATTATACCAATATATTTACTATCATTCCAAGTTTAGGTAAAGGTTTAACTTCATACGCTAACACTCTAGGATCTAATAGTATTATCTTTAATAATTTTTTCATGTTATTTCCTCAGTATAATCCCACAGATCAAGAGTTCTTCCTAACCTGTGGGATATATTAAACTAAGCAATAGTTACTATTGCATCTACATGTACTCTTGATACAGCATGTGCGTTGTCAAATTTATTTGGATACTTACCTGCAATAAATTTACACCAGTTATTCCACAAGTATTCAGTACCGCCTAATTTCTCACACATATTAATGTAATCGTGAGATTTCCGTAGCTTTTCCGCTAGTTTAGCTCTCTTTGGTACAGTAAGATCTTTCTTATCAATGCCAAACATATTCTGGTTGTGGCAATCAATACATCCAACTTTACCTATGCACATTTGTAATATGAACCCTGCTTTTGCTAGTCCAATATTAGGTATGTCCATCAGTGCTACCATCTTTTCTGCGGTAGTCATGTAATCACAATGTATTACATGGTGTAGGTACTTATAGTTTTTCCTGATATACCTATAAGCATTGTTCTTAGCAGTATTATTCAGACATACTGCTTTAGCACCCTTCTTCTTGGTTTCAGTCATGTCCGACATAGCCCTAGATATGGGTGTGCGAACAGTGCTATTAACAAATGTCATTGTTGCTAAAGTATATTTAGGATCAGCCTCAGATAAAGCTGATATGGCCTTGGCATGTACGTTATACATGTTCTTTCTCCTCATTAAGAGATAAATGTCTACTGTATAAAGCCCAGTAGACTCAGGCTTCTTAAATAAAAAGACTCAGTAGTACTACTGAAAATTTCAATAGCACTACTGAGTGAGTTGCTCTCACTGAGGAATTAGTACGTGTGATAATCGTGTACCATCAGTAAGAGTAACATTATACAACCCGTAATTGTTAGTATTACTTTTATTTTATTTTTAGTTTTTTCGTTATCATCCATTAGCTTATCCTTTCTTTTCTGATAGGGTTATAGTTTGCACAAAACCATACATCATATTCTTTTCCTAGTTCATATGCTTTTTCCATAGCTTCCACTAAACTAGTGTGTATACTATGTAGTACACCACTTTCTATATGGTTTATTTGATATAAAGTTGAAGAGAATTGTAGATATTTTGTCATTAGTTTATCCTTTCTATTTTACTTTTACTGGTTTAATATTTTCTAATGTCTTTTCAAATTCTAAATCTTCTTTTAAATCTTTTATAATTCGATTTAAAACAATTATAATTGCTTTCTTTTGAGCTTTATTTAAAAATTCCATTATACTTAAATGATCTGTCATAAAAGTATTCCAGTTAAAATTGTTGTCATTAAATTCAAAATACTTCATTAGCTTTCTCCTTCTCCATTGTCATTTGAAATTCATCTTCTGTTGGTATACCTACCATAATTGCTAACTTATCTAAGGCTTCTTTACCACAGCTACTCATCCTGTCGTATTCCCAATACAATTCGACTACTTGTTCAGCTATAAAAGCTACCCAATCATAATCTAGAGTTTCAGTTCTTTTTTCTTCAAGTACTTTATATTTTTTATCCATCTTCTTCTACCTCCAATTTAAAATCTAATCCACCACACCAAGAACATTGATCTGGTGATGACTCAAACGGGAATATCATTCCACAACCTTCTTCTTCATTGCCACATTTTTGGCAGACATACCATTTAGTCATATGATTTTCCTTCCAAATAATTTTGATAAGCTTTCTTTCTCATGTATTCATTCCACCACCATGCTGGCATGACATTATATCTTAACTCCATACCATTCTGCCACTGGAAGTAGTCCATCTTATCTTCAAAGAGTTTGTTCATTGACATGAAAACTACCTCCAGTTATCCATTACGAATGGTTTACCAGCATGAGGCCATCGTTCCTTACCTGTTATTGTTCCATTCCCTTTGTGGTGAATGGTTTTCTTACCCTTAAGATGAGCAGATAACTTCCGATCATCTCTATCAGAGTCTTCACGATCCTGCTTGATTTGGTTGGGTGTTCTCTCTTTCATTTCATTTACTCCTACTATAAAGGTATATGATATACCTTTTTCTTTCTTCTCCAATTAATTACCCCTTATTATTACTCCCATTCTGGGCCATAGAAAAAACCTTGAGCAGGGCAGTCGGCAGGTTTTCCCGTAACTTGTGCGTCTGGATCTTCCGTGAGTGTAGGAAATTTAATATCCTTATCTTCTGAAAAGAAAAGGTTAATCCCTTTGTCACGATCACAACCAAAGCCATTCATTTCAGATAGCAATTCATAATAACATTTACCATCAAAATCTCCATAACCTTCATACGAAGGCTCTGTCCATTTGTTTCCACGATCATCACGCATTGTTACACTAAATGTTTTACGTGAACTATGCTTGCTAGGTATAGATCGGTTTGTGTCTTGTGTTATCCATGAAAAAAATCCCATCTTATTCTCCATACCATAGTTCTTCTGGTAACTCATCAGACCAGTAGTCATTGTAAGCATCATCAATAGCAAGTGACGGTTCAATACCATCATCATACATATCACGCCAGTTAGCATCAGGTAAACAATCAATACCTAATCCGATTTTATTGCTGACTAATATGTCGCAATCGTTTAGCCATTGTTTAAATGTCATTTGATATTCTCCTTAATTTTCAGTAGTACTACTGAATTTTTTTTTTAGTTAAAGTTAAAAAAAAGACGCACCAATCTTATTTGATTGATACGCCTAGCCGTAATGGGTAATCCCAGTTTAGTAAATTATGTTGTTAGCAATTATCAAATACATCCCTTGATCCAAATTGTATATGAGCTTCCCTAGTTCCTAGTAATCCTTGAGCATTAGGATCATTCTTAATCAGATCCATAACTTGTGCAGTAGGATCAAAAACAGTTAATTTTTTGCTATCTTTTCCTGCACCTTTAGCCATTTTGAATTTGGTTTCTTGCTCACGCTTCCAAATTCTTTTTAGCCTATGTTGTTTGGCAGTTGTTTTTATTTCTCTGCCTATATGTGTTTCATATTTTTTCATGTCATTTTTCAGTAGTACTACTGAAATCCTCTAAGTAATTGTAAACATTATCTTTATTTATAAGTACTATACTACAAAGTATTAAGATAGTCAATAGATTTTCAGGTCACCTTGTAGTGTGTCCAACTCATATGAATATTGTTTCAACTCATATGAATATTGTTTCAACTCATATGAATATTGTTTCAACTCATAATATTATGTAAAAATTTTTCACTCCAATTCTTTATTCAGTAGTACTACTGAAAATTAAGCAAAAAAAAAGCCCCTAACCAAATTAATGATTAGGGGCTTTATTAGTTAAGCAACCATTGCCAATTCTTTAGGCTTTGCTTGCTTTTTAGTTTCTTCTACAGCTTGCTCCGCTTCCTTGATTAGATCCGCTTGCTTTTTAGCTTTCATCTTTTGAAGCTTAAGCATTAATTTTTTAAGATCCGTTTCAAAAACTTCAATTTCATCAGAATAATCTGATTTATCAAAAGTAATTAAAATTTCATCAAAAACTTGAGAAGCTTCGCTGTCGAGTTTTTCTTCAACAACTACATTTTGATAGTTGCGAAAGCTATCCCATGATTTTAAGTTTTCTTCTACAAAAATTTCTAGGATAAATTCAACAGTGTTATGCTCTCCACCATCAGCTAAAACCAAGCTTTTACGATAGGTCTTATTAAACTTATTCATGAAAGACTGAGCCACTTCTCGGGAAGATACTGAAAACTTATCTTCAATTTTTGCCAAGATGTGAGCTTGTTCGGTTTTAGCTTCCTTGCGGATAGCATTATCTTTAGACGTTAGATCGAGGTTCGTTCCTATGTAAGCAAGATGTGAGAAAGCACCAATTAAACCGCTGTCACGTTCTACAGTAGCGTCCTTGATAGCTTTCTTGTTCTTCTCATAGTTTGACCACTGAGAAAAAACAGTCTCACTAGCGTTCTTTAAATTAAAATTTTCCATAATAAAAAATTCCTCGTTAAGAGTTAAAGATATAAGCAAGAATTTTTTTTAGTTTGCATAACTCCCTACTAGTTCTTCGGGATTATAGATGGGAGCTTATGGGAGGGCTTGCCACCTAATAACAGAGCTTGTCCTTGCTTATCTCCCATTATCAACATTCTGAAACAAATTACAATAGCTAATCAATTTTCAGTAGTACTACTGAAAAATTATCATCATTTGCGGTTGCCGAATTGCTAGGAAATCATCATTTATTTTTTGTCTGGAATTATGAAGCCTAGGGAATGCATGGGATTAGTTACAAATGAAACTAAAACAGAAATAAGGAGGATGACAATTAAGATATCTATTTAATCATTATATAGGTTCTATATAGGACTTTTTAGATCCCCCACCCAAAAAACTGCGTAGTCTCGCATGTGTGGTAAAGAATGGGGAAGGAGTAAAGTCTACCAAAACTAAGGGGGTAAATTAGAATACTAATCTGCGGTCTTCTTAGTAACTAAGAGGTACTAAGAAATAACTAAGAGGTACTAAGAAGTAATTAAGAGATACTATGATATAACTTCTTATTATCTCTATTATAATTAAATTAATATTAATTAGTACTTGTGATATTATATAATATAGTGTATAATATATAGTATGAAAGAAATTAATCAAACAGCTTTAGAATCTTTCATTAGTCTTAAAGGATTCTTATCTCAAAAAGTAGAAGAACAATCAAAAGACGATTTCCTCACCTTCGTTAAGCTCATGGCTCCTTCTATTGTGTCTGACTTTAAGATGGGAAATCATATCAAAGTTATCTCCAATAAGCTAAAAGAGTTAGAAGAAGGTAAGATCAGAAGGTTGATGGTCTTCCTACCACCTCGTTCCTCTAAATCAGTGTTGTGTTCTAAGCTATTTCCTGCATGGTATATAGGTAGACACCCAGAACATGAGATACTCACAGTGTCTCACAGTGATCAGTTGTCCTCTGACTTCGGCAGATCTGTCAGAGACATCGTAAGCACAGAAGATTTCCAGAAGATCTTCAGAGGTGTGCAGCTAAGAAGCGATGTCAGAGCAGCAGGTAAGTGGAAAACCAACCAAGGTGGTATGTATTATGCTGCTGGAGTGAGATCTCAAATTGCGGGTCGTGGAGCGCACATTGCAATCCTTGATGATGTGATGTCTGAAGAAGATTCCTACTCAGAAGCAGGTAGACGATATGTAAAAGAATGGTATCCTGCTGGTCTACGTACACGGATTATGCCTAATGGTTCCATATTAATCATTAATACTAGGTATCACTACGATGATCTATGCGGTTGGCTCTTGAAACAAGAGGAAAATGCAGGTGACTACGACATTATCCCTTGGGAAGTAGTAAAAATACCTGCATGGCTGGACGAAGATGCAGCAGAATTGCTGGAATTACCTGTAGGTGGCAGCTATTTTCCTGAATGGAAGCCAGAAGAAGTCCTCCGGGTAGATGAACACGAAATAAAAGCAAGTAATGGTAGCCGATATTGGAACTCCCTCTACATGCAAGACCCTACACCTGAAGAAGGTGGCCTGATTAAGAAGAAATGGTTGCAAATGTGGGAAGATGAAGAGCCTCCTTCTTGTGATTTCGTAATTCAGACGTATGATACTGCATTTTCCACTAAAACTACGGCTGATTACAGTGTCATCCAGACATGGGGCATATTTTATCTCTATGATCAAGATGAACAGGGATACGAAGGTGCAGCACCCCACCTAATTCTGCTAGGTAACATCAAAGGTCGATATGAATACCCAGAACTACGCAAGCTTGCACAGAGATTGTACGCTGATAACAAGCCAGATGTGTGTATGATAGAGAAGAAGGCAAGTGGTCAGTCACTCATCCAAGATATGCGAAGAGCAGGGTTGCCTGTTATGGAATACACCCCAGATAGAGATAAGGTATCCAGAGTTTACGCAGCTTCACCTATCATGGAAGCAGGAAGAGTGTGGATACCCAGTAACAAAAAGTGGTCAGAAGACCTCATAGAGGAATTAATACGGTTTCCCAACGCTGCTCATGATGATCAGGTGGATGCCATGACAATGGCAGTCCACTATATGAAGGAGTCATGGCACTTAGAACACCCCGATGATCCCGATTGGGATGACCCTCCAAAACAAGAGCGGAGTACTTACTGGACTTTTTAATTTGCGGTTTCCAAGAAACTGTGTTATAATAAAGTCAAAGGGGAAATAATGTCTGAAGTATTCAATAGAGCAATAGGATTAGCAAAAGAGGTTTTTGATGATGCATCTGAAAGCCCCTTAACTGTTATGCGTAAACTTGGTCTTAATGTACCTAAACCAGAAGATCTATCTAAGAGTATAATAACAGTAGCAGAAACAATAAGTCCTGCTGCTGATATAAAGGAAATGGTAGAAGGATCAAAGAAGACATCAGAAGGTAATATCTTATCAGGTTTAGCACAGATGGCTGGCGGTATGGCTGGAGTTGTTATTCCCGGTTCAGCTAAGATTAGATCTGCTGGTAAAGAAATAGATAAAGGTTTATCTTCTATACTTGAATCTGAAAAAAAATTAGATGATTATGGTAAAGCATGGAAAGCAAATCCAGCAAATAAAGTTAGTAAAAGACAAGTTCAAGATCCTTTAGTAAAACAAGCTGCTAAAGATTTGGAATCAGGAGAAATAAAAGGAAAACAATTTAGAGATACAGTTAAACAATCTCTTCCAATTAAACCTATAGATAAGATAGTAGATGTTCCAACATTTGAAGAAATAGTAGGAGCATTAGATAAAAATAAAGTTCAAATAGGAATAATAGGATTAAATAAAAATATACCAGAAGGAACTAGATTAGCTACAAGATTAGATATACCAGCCTATAATAGATATGGTAAATGGATAGTATCTGTACATGAATCTGGTACTGTAGGTAAATCAATAGGATATGGCAAGACTGCTAGATTAAAAAATATTGTGTTTGGTACACCAGCTAAAGATAAACCAAAAAAAGCATTAAAAATAGCTCAAGGAGGTAATAAGAGTCCTTTTGCAAGAATAGAAGGTAATTGGACTAATGCACCAGATGAAGACACAGCTTCTTTTGCTGAACGATTATTAAAGAATAAGAAAGATGGTAAGTATATTGATGATGCAGGAGAAGAATGGGTTCAAGTAGGAATGAATCCTTATAGAGGAAGTTACTTTTATGATAAAGCCACAGGTCAGGCTTTACAAAAAGCAGATGAATTAATACAGGTTGGTCCTCTTGTATTTGCTAAAGGATCTAGAAAGCCTACTTTATCTGAATATAAAAAAGGATTTACTACAGAGACAGATATTGGAAGTATAGTAGCATTTAAAGAAGGAGGGCAAATAATGCCAATGCAATATGGTGGTGGGCTTGATGATGCCTATATGACATTTCGTGATCGTAAACGTAGAAGTGCTTTTGCTGATCCAAATGCTACCAGTGCTTTTGCCAATGGTGGTCTTCCTACTGTTTATAGAGAAAATGGTGGTTTTATGGATGATGCTGATGCTCAAGCATATGCAGATGTATATGGTCCAGCAGATCCGGGTAATGTAGATCCGGGTACTGTAGATCCAAATGAAGATGTGTGGCAAGCACCTCCAACTAGTAGAGGAGATACATGGAGACCTAAATCAGTAGAACAAATAAATAAAGAATTAGCAGCAAAAGAAAGAGACAATATGTTAAATAGTGCTGCAATAACACAACTCTGGCGTGGTCAAGAAAGGGGTTCAACTGGTACTACTCAAAGACCAAGTGGAACATCTAGCTGGATCGGACCTACTAATAATAGAAGCTATAATTTTGATTTTGGTTTTACTCCTTCACTTCCTGCTGCTTCAAATCCACCACCTACACCAATAGAGGATTCATCACCTAAAATAGATGAAAACTTACTAGATAAAAAATTAGGAGATTTAAGTAGACCTGACTTTAGTAGGGTATGGCGTAATATAACAAATCCCATGACAGGTATACAGTCAAATAAGTTTGATAGAGGAGGCCCAAATCTTGATAATACAGTAAGAGAAGCCATAGCTGCAGCTAAAGAAATACTTGATGGTCCTGTGAGTACAAGAAAAACTGGTGGTGGTCTTCCTACTGTCTATAGATTTACGGGTGGTCTTGGACTTAGTTTTGGAGATGATCAACAAGAAGCTGCTGGTGATACTTATAATCAAGATCAACTAGACCAATTATCTCAAGCTTATGGGCCTTCTCCACAATTATCTGATTTAGCAGCAGATTCTGAGTTAGGTTATAATGCACCTGAAATTGCAGCTATTAGAGATGCACAGAGAGCAGCAGCAGAAAAAGATGAAGCAGATAGAAGAATAGGATATTTAAAAGGTACTACTCGTACTGTTACTGATCAAAGAACATCTATTCCAACAAAAGAAGAATATGAAAGAAGTTTAGATAAGTATGGATATGAGCCTTGGCAAACAGCTTATTTAAATGATTTAATTAGAGATGGTTATGATATTAATCAAGCTCAATCTACATTAGCATCGGCTATGGCTACTCCGGGTGGTATACAAGGAATGAGAGATGCTTTTTATGGGGGTTATAGTTATGGTGGGCCAGCAGGAACTTTACAAGATCTTTTAGAAAAAGGTACTGGTATTGGGTTAGGTTTAGGAGAATGGTTTAAGAATAGAAAGAAACCAAAAGAAAGAGAAGGATTAAAAGGTCTTATTGATAAAGGTTTTGATATGGCTAGTGTTACACGAAACATGACACCTGAAAATATAGATCGTTTAAATAATATGCTTATAGAAAAAGGTGCAAGTTTTACACCTAATAATAAATTTGCATCAGCAATAGTAGGAACAGTAGCACCTCTAGCAGCTAAAGCAGCTATATCTTATTTTGGTGGTGAAAAAACTGTAGGAACTCTTACAACTAGAGATGGTCTTAGTTATCAAGTAGGTGATAGAGGAGGACTAACTCTAAATACGCCTGATGTTAATATAGATTATGGATCTGATATAGAAGTTGAAGATATACAAGAAGAAGTAATTACACCAGAACAAAAGAAAGAAGAAGAAAAAAAGAGATTCGATTTATTATTAGGTAAAATAGGAAAAAAAGAAGATCCTAATGTTAAAATTTTAATGGATACATATGGACTTACCAGAGAAGAAGCTTTAGAGTGGCTTGGTACAAAAACAAGTGGTGAAGAAGAAATATCTGTAGGGATAGAAGAACAACTTACTTAAAGGATAGATGATGGCAACTGAGAAAAATCCATATGAGATGAAACCAGAAGAACTAGGAAACGTAATTCCTATGGCAGCAGAGTCAGAAGATTTAAATGCTACCTTTGAAGTTGATCCTGCTGATGGTGGAGTTATCGTAGACTTTTCAGAAGAAGCAAGTATTGAGATGTCTCCTTCTGAAGATATAGAAGAGTGGTATGGTAATTTAACAGAAACTCTTGAACAAGAAGATCTAGATCAAATAGCTAGTCAAGTTATAGATAACTACCAAGCTGATAAAGATTCAAGGGCTGAATGGGAGTCTATGTTTGAGCGTGGCTTTGATCTGCTAGGTCTAAAGCTAGAGCCGGGTACTGATCCTTTTGATGGAGCCTGTACAGCCGTACACCCACTCTTAATAGAGTCAGCCGTTAAGTTTCAATCCAAGGCTTCGGCAGAACTCTTTCCACCTAACGGCCCTGTCAAAGCAAACATACTAGGTAAGTCTACACCAGAAAAAGAACTGCAAGCTAATAGAGTACAGAACTTTATGAACTATCAGGTAACTGAGCAGATGCCAGAATACTTTGATGAGTTTGAAAGAATGTTGTTCCATCTCCCCTTGATAGGATCTGCATTTAAAAAGGTTTACTACAGTGCTACCCTGAAACGGCCTGTCTCAGAGTTTATACCTATTGACCAGTTCTATGTATCTTACTATGCAACTGATCTTAGAAATGCAGACAGATACACACATCTAATCTATCGTAGTCCTATAGAAATGGAGAAGGATATGAGGGCTGGTGTCTATGATGACGTAGACCTGCCTACACCAGATCAGATTAATACCACAGGTTTCACACAGAAGATGGATACTATTATTGGTCTATCTCCGTCTTCTGATAATGATCCTCAATATCTTTTACTGGAGCAGCACTGCTACCTTGATATTGAAGGAATAGATGAATCACTTCCCTATATTGTTACTGTCTTGGAACAAACAAGAGAAGTATTAAGTATTCGTAGAAACTATGAGCAGAATGACCAGAACAAAGAAAAGCGCAGTCACTTTGTGCATTATAGATTTGTTCCGGGCTTTGGTTTCTATGGATTAGGCTTGATCCACTTTCTAGGTAATCTCACCATGAGTGCAACGGCTGCAATGAGATCCCTCATAGATGCAGGACAGTTTGCCAATTTACCGGGTGGTTTCAAAGCCAAGGGGCTGAGAATGGTCGGTGATAACGATCCTATCTCCCCCGGTGAGTTCAAGGAGGTTGAAGCAACTGGAACAGATCTCTCTAAGGCTATTATTCCCCTGCCTTATAAAGAGCCTTCCTCAACTCTGTTTCAAATGCTGAATTTTGTAGCTGCTGCTGGTCAGCGGTTTGCAGACAGCACAGAGCAAATAGTCTCTGATGCTGCCTCCTATGGACCCGTTGGAACTACGATGGCTCTTCTAGAAGCCAGTAGTAAGTTCTTCAGTGCAATCCATAAACGAGTACATAAGTCTCAGAAAGATGAATTTAGAATCCTAGCCAAGATTGATTATGATTACTTACCTGCTGAATATCCTTATGATGTTCCTTATGAAGATCGTAGTATATTCAAGAAGGACTTTGATGGACGTATAGATATTGTTCCTGTCTCAGATCCGAATATACCTTCCAACGCACACCGTATGATGATGGCTAATATGGCTCTTCAGATGTCACAGCAGTCACCACCCGGTATGTTTAATCTGGAAGCTCTGAACAGAACTATTCTACATGCAGCCAACATGCCGAACCTAGAAGAAATATTACCACCAAAGATAGAGCCTCAACCAATGGACCCTGTATCCGATATTATGGCAGCAACCAAAGGATTACCGATTGCAGCCTTTCCGGGTCAGAATCATGATGCTCATATACAAACTAAGATGGCTTACCTTCAAGATCCTGCTAATGGTGCAAATCCTATTATGCAGCGTATAGCTCCAATATTAGAAGCAAATATACAAGAGCATTCAGTCATGAAGTATCAAGAGCAAATGAATGGAGTAGCTCAACAAGCTATACAGCAATTACCACCAGAGCAACAGCAAAATCCTGCTGTTGTTGAAATGGTTATGGCACAAGCAGCACAACAAGTAATGAATGCTAATCAAGCTGCTGGTATGGCTCAGTCACCTGAACAGCAATTAGTAGCTCTGGAACAAGCCAAGGTAGAACTTCAGAAGCAGAAACTTCAATCAGATACAGTAGTACAGGCTGCTGAGATGGAAATTAAAGAGAAGCAACTCGAACTTGATGAAAATGAACAAATTATTGACATATTAAAAGCAGGTGCTGCTGATAATTTTAAGAAAGAAAAAGCTAAACTTGATAGAGAATCTAAAGAAAAGCTTAAATCAATAGATGTTCTTGGTAAGTTAGCTGTAGAAGAAGAGAAACAAAACAAAGAAGATGAAAGAGCAAAAGAACGTATAATGAAAGATATTCTAGAACAAACTAGAAAAGATGAAAAAGATCTGGATATAAGAGGTCTGGAAGCATTAGTTAAATTAGCAATAAATCAATCTAAGGAGAAGACAAATGATGAAGAAGGGTAAAGGGTATCTTTCACATGTAAAGAATACCGATAAATCTATTGGTGATCCTTATAAACAAAATCTTACTGGAGATTATCAGCTAAGAGCAGGATTAAATAAATGGGAACCAGACTCTGTTTGGGAATGGCCCACACCAATTAAAGCTACTAAGCAAAACCATAAGGGTGGTAAACTAGCCTAATGGAAGTTTGGGATGAAGTAGTGAAGGAGATTAATCAGGAGATTAATCAACTTCGTATTTCTTTAGGTAATGGTAGTGCAGAAGATTATGCTCACTATCGTCAGATTGTTGGATCTATCTCTAGTCTTGAGTGGGCTAGGAATAATCTAACAGATATTATTAAAAAACGAACATATGGAGATGAAGACTAAAATGCAAGAAGCACACTTAGGTAAATCAGTAAAGAATGACTTATGGGTAACAGATCCAGAAGAAGCACCAGATCCAGAGGTTCTTCCAGAACTTCCGGGATATCATGTTTTGGTACGTCCAGTATCAGTTAAGAGTATAACAAAGGGTGGTATCTATATTCCTGATTCAACTAAAGATGATATGTCTTACCTAACTACGGTAGGAAAAGTAGTAGCACTAGGAGATCTAGCTTATTTTGATAAAGAGAAGTTTCCTGCTGGTGCATGGTGTAAAGTAGGTGATCACGTTTCTTATGGTAAACATATAGGAACAAAGCTTTTTTATAAAGGTGTTCGTTTTATTTTACTCTTTGATGACCAAATAACTATGCGATTACAAGATCCGAAAGATCTTGATCCTACATTTAATTTGAGCAGAGGTTCAGTTTAATTTGGGAAATCGTTAATTATATGATATAATATTAACAGTACGTAAATCGTTTGTCTCGTAAACAACGGAAGGATAATAAAATGGAAGAAGATAACTGGAACACAGTTAGTGTTCAGAATGCAGAGCAAGATAAAGATAAGATTGAAATTGAATTTGAAGAAGAACCTGAGAAAGAACCTGAAATAAAATTACAGGAAAAAGAAGAAACTAAAGTAGAAATTGAACAGGAAGATGAAGTTAAAGAAGAACCTGCTCAAGAAGAAGAAGTTAAAGCTGAAGCTCCAGAGTTAGAAGGAATAGAAACAAAGGGAGCCGAAAAAAGAATAAGGAAACTTATTCGACAGCGTAAAGAACGTGATGAACAAATTCAAGCTCTCATCCAAAAAAATGAGGAATTAAATTTTAACCTCAGAACAAAAGATAAAGAAGTAAATACACTTGGTAAGTCAAGTTTAGATGCTTCAGAGAAGCAGTTACAAGATAAGATTGAATTAGCCAGAACAGCTTATTCAAATGCCTTTGAAGAAGGTGATCAAGATAAAGTTTTAAAAGCACAAGAAATGCTTAATGATGCTCAGATAGATCTTAAAAATGTAACGGCTGCTAAAAGTAATTATCAAGAGATAGAGGAAGTACCAGCACAACAAGCTGTACAACCTAGATCTCAACCACAGCCTCAACGGACTGATCCAAAGGCAGAGCAATGGGCTTCTGATAATGATTGGTTTGGACAAGATAATGTTATGACGGCTGCTGCTCTAGCAATAGATGCAGAATTAAAAGGAGAAGGATATGATCCAACGGATCAAGACTTTTACGAAGAAATTGATAACAGAATTAAGTCGGCTTTTCCACAGAAGTTTGGTGAAAGTCAAAGTCGTGTGCAGGAAAATACGTCAAAACCTGCTCAAGTAGTATCAGGGGGTTCACGTTCATCCCCAACCAGTTCTAAAAAAGTTAAGCTAACAAAAGAAGATGTTAGATTAGCGCAGAAATGGGATATACCACTTGAAAGATATGCTGCTGAGAAGTTAAAAGTTGATGACTCAGATGGCTATACAAACATAACGTAACGTGGGAGATTAAAGATGACAACACGAAATGAACAACGTAGTAATACAAGTAGAGAAACTAATACAAGAGAAGAAGAGTGGACCTTTGAGGAGCCAGATGCCCTTAAAATACCTGAAGAGGTAGAAGCACGATTCAGCAATGACGGTATGTCATTACGCTGGTTACGCATATCTGTAAAAGGACAAGATGACATCTCCAATATTGGTAAGAAACAGCAAATGGGTTGGGAGTTTGTAACTCCTGATGAAGTTCCTGAACTTGCTATTACATCCTTCGTAAGGAAAGAAGGCCGTTACACGGGAACAGTCTGTCGTGGAGACTTAGCGTTGGCGAAGTTGCCAACAGGAAAAGTAATGGCTAGAAGGAAGCATTATGAGAATAAATCTAAAGAGATGATGGATGCGGTAAATGCACAACTCATGCGTAACAATGATTCTCGTATGCCGATTTCAAATACAAGTAAATCAGTTACAACCAGAGGAAGACAACCTTCTTTTCAAGATTAAGTCTTTCTCTATAGATTAGGAGAAACACATGTCTACTACTAAAGCATTTCGTGGCTTTACTCCTGCTCGTATGATTGGTGGTGGTTACAACAATGAAGCTGTAACCGATGTCATTGCATGGTCATCTACTGGCCTTGCAGGTACACCAACCAATAACATTTTTACTGGTGATCCAGTAGTACTTCCGGGTGCAAACTTTGCAACAATATCTCCGTATATTGCTGCTACGTTGAAACCTTCTGGAGTATTCATGGGTTGTCAATATGTTGAGAATGGTGAGCAGAAGTTTGCTCGTTTTTGGAACGGGGGAACAAGTGCCACAGATATTAAATTTTTTGTGATTACGAATCCAGATCAAACGTATCACATTCAATGTTCACTAACCTTATCTGCTGCTGAAATGTTGATCGTAAAGAACTACAATGTTACTGTTAGTTCTACGGCTTCATCAGGCAATACCACAACTGGTCAGTCTAGTTACTATCTAGACGGAGCATCAGGCACAGAAGCTGTTGCTGCTGTACGTGGTATCGGCAGAGCGCAACTTCCAAGTGAAGGTGATGGCGATGCCTATCCAATCGTGGAAGTTTATCTTAATACGCACCGTGATCGTTATGTCACGGCAACAGCGTCTACAGCTTAATAGGGAGGATTTATTATGGCTATAAATAGAGCTAGTATTAGTAAAGAACTCCTTCCCGGCTTAAATGCTGTGTTTGGAGTTGAGTATGGAGAAGTTAATGACGAGCATAAACAACTCTTTGAAATAGAAAACTCAGATCGTGCTTTTGAAGAAGAAGTACTATTCACCGGATTTGGCTCTGCGCCAACTAAAGGTGAAGGTGCTGCTGTTACTTATGATGACGCACAAGAGAGTTATGTAGCCCGTTATACGGCTGAGACTGTAGCATTGGCATTCGCCATTACAGAAGAAGCAATGGAAGACAATCTTTATGATACGTTTGCCAAGCTTCGTGCTAGAGGTCTTGCCCGTGCAATGGCTAACACTAAGCAAGTTAAAGCTGCTAACATTTTCAACAATGGTTTCTCAGATACTATTGGTGATGGTGTAGCTTTCTTTGCTTCAACTCACCCAACTGTAGGTGACGGTAATCAAAGCAACTTAGCTGCTGCTTCTGACTTATCTGAAGCCACACTTGAAACTATTCTTACGAATGTTCAGAAGATCAAAGATGATCGTGGCATTCTAATTGGTGCAAGTGCTGTAAGTCTACATATTCCAGTTGACTCATGGGCGATTGCAGATCGTGTTCTTTCTAGCCCCGGAAACACTCAAACGAGTGACCTTCAGGCTAATCCAAACACGAATGCAATTAATGCCATTCGTCATCTAGGTATGTTGCCAGATGGGTACTACATCAACCGTAGGTTCACCGACACTGACGCTTACTTTGTTAAGACTGATGTGCCTAACGGTACTAAGATGTTTAACCGTACTCCTCTTCAAACGAAGATGGAGCCAGACTTCGATACTGGTAATCTCCGCTTTAAGGCACGGGAGCGTTATAGCTTTGGTGTTTCTGACTGGCGTGGATGGTTCGGTAGCGCAGGTTAATTAATATATGGGGGAGGAGTGCAATACTCCTTCCTCATTATTATAAGGAGAAGCTATGACTACAAATGTTAAAGTAGCACAAAATGTAAGCAGTGATGGAGCAATTATAACAGGCTTTCGTTATATTGATACCAACTTAACTTTAGGCGATGAAGGAACTGGCTCTGATCCCACCCCATCTATAAACCGTATTCTTGCTATACATACTTATTCAACACTTGCAGGTGAAATTGTTATTACAGGAAGTAAACAGATTACGAATAAGACAGCAAAGGGAACAGCTATACGTTATCGTGTAGCAGCAGCAGATGCCAACGATCAATACATAGGAGACATGGGAGTAGGTGTACATGGTATACTTAGTGTTGCCAACTCAGGCACAGGAACAATGACTCCTACAATAACTCTATATGTAGGCTAAAGATGCCTAACTATGCTTACTTGAAAACAGACCTTGTTAATACGACTGAGAATGATTCAACTGAATTTGCTGCTCAAGTTTCTGCTTTTGTAAAGAAAACAGAATTTAGAATGATCAAGGATCTGGACGATTCTGGACTAGATGAATACACTAATATATCAGTATCATCTGGTAATGCAGGTACTGTATCTTTAAATGATAGAGTACGAATTGTCAGGAATGTAAACTATAAAGTTAGTAATGGAACTGAAGTTACTAACCTTCTTCAAAGGACAGTAGAATATGTAAATGACTACTGGCCTGTTAGTGCGTCTACAGGAACGCCTAGATACTACACTCGTAGAAATAATTCAAGTATAAAAATAGTACCCACTCCCGTTTCAGCATTAACAGTAGAAATTCAATCGCAATCACAACCACTAGCCTTGGCTTCTGCTACAGGTACAAGTGTGACAGTTCAAAATTATTTTAGTGATTACTGTTATGAAGCTCTTTTTGCAGGATGTATGATAGAAGCTACAATGTATATGAAAGATTGGAATACACTTCCAACA